GTCGTCTTATATACAGAGGCCTTCGGAAAGATCCGGGGCCGCGCTGAGGTGGCGCGCAGGCATGCGGATTCAGCCGCGAAAACCGTTGTCGCACAGCCCGTTCCGGTGGAAAATACGGGTTCGGAATCGGTTGTCGCACAGTCGAATTCGGCGGCTCGACGTCCTCGTCGAGCGCGTAACGGGACGTCGCCGGGCGCTGGAGAGCGGCTGCGGGCCGAGTTGGCCAAGGATGGGGATCCGTACGGGTTGACAGTGCTGATCACACAGGCGGCTCGCGCCGCTGACCGACTCGATGCACTCGACCGCATCAACTCCGGGGCTGATACGTCTTGGTTGCGTCTCGACATGGGGCGCGTCCAGGTCGAGACCGGTGATGCTCGACGCCAGTCGCTGCGCGTCGAGGTCATCGTGAAGATGGACGATTCGATCAGGGAGGAGCGCGCTCAGTCGGCTCTGTTGACGAAGCTGTTGGCCGAGATCCACCGGCAGCGCGCGGCGATCCCGATGAGCCCGACACCGGATGACCAGGATGACCTCGACGACTTCTGAGGCGAAGCCGCGTCGGCGGAAGTCGGTCACGGTCCCGGAGTGGGTCGGCGAATGGCCGCGGCTGGAAGGCCAGCAGGAACCGCTGCACGAATCGTTCTTCGCTGGTGATGAATCCGACGGCGACACCGCCGCTCGGTTCGGGTTGCGGATCGCGCGGCTCCGGTGTCTGCCGTGGCAATGGTCAGCGCTGCGCAAGATTCTGTCCCGTCGCCGCGACGGGTTGTGGGTCCATCCCGACGTGTGCCTGGTGTGCCCGCGTCAGCAGGGTAAGACGCTGATCCTGATTCTGCGGATCCTGTTCGGGATCTTCTGGCTGGGCGAGACGATCGTGTACTCGGCCCAGCTCGGCAAGACCGCGGATGCGATCTTCGCCCGGGTGAAGTCGATCATTGAGAAACGGCCGTCGCTGATGAAGCATGTCGTGTCGATGATCGGCGGCAGCCAGGGCCGAGGCGACATCATCGTAAGGGCCCGCAACGGCAAGACCGCGCATGTCCGGTTCGGCGTGCGCTCCGGTGATCTGGGCCGCGGCCTAGACGACATCGACGTCGTGATGTTCGACGAGTCATACGATCTCGGTGAGGCTGAGGTGGCTGCGTTGACTGGTGCGCAACTGGCTTCGAAGAACGCGCAGACGATCTACACGTCAACGTCACCGGTTGCGCGGTTGCATCCGCACTGCGATGTGTTCGCCGGTCTGCGGCGTCGCGGCCTGCGTAGGGAGAAGGATCTGCTGTTCCTTGAGTTCGCCGCGCCGGATCCACCCGATGATGTGATGTCCCGCCGACGGAAGCGTGAGGATCGCGAGTACTGGCGGTTGGCGTCTCCTAGTTACGGCGTCATCTCGAAAGAGCGTGACGTGGAACGCTTCCGGAAGCTGGCGACGACTGCGGATGCGATCGCGCTCTGGGAAGCCGACTATCTCGGCTGGGGCGATTGGCCTGCTGACGCGGCGGCTAGGGATCCGATTATCCCGATCGAGGAGGTCTGGGAGCCGTTGACCGACAAGAGACCAGAGGTGTCCGGGCAGCGAGTCATTGCGATTTCGCGCACGCAGGATCTGGACTGGTGGACGATCTCGGCCGGCGTTCGCACCGTGACGGGACGTATTCACGTCGAGGTCGGTAAGCACTGGAAGGCGACGATCGGCGAGGTTGCCACGCACATCATGCTGCTGGTTGACAAGTGGGATCCGGTGGCGATCGTTGTGGAGGGCCACGATCCGGCGGCGCCACTGGCGCCATACTTGCGCAAGCTCGGGGTGGACGTGGTGCTGACCAGCGCGGCCCAATTCGCGGTCGCGACGGCCGGTTTCATCGACTCTTGTTTCTCTGGTGATGTTTCACATCCTGATCAGCCGATACTCACCAGCGAGATCGAGGAAGCTGAACGCCGTAAGTTGCCCAAGGGCGACCATGTTTGGGATGACCGCGCCAGTGCGATCACTGCGCTGAAGTCGGTATCGCTGGCTCATTGGGCGGTGCTGGAGTTCGCCGAGGAGGACACCCCGGCGGCGCGGCCGGTGGCGACCCCACCGGATGAGGTGGACAAATTCGTGGGGGGAAGTCCGCATTTGGACGTTCTTGACGCGGCATTCTGATCAGTGAAGAGGCCCCTGCCCGGGTCCCGGATGGTTGATGGTTCGGGAAAGGGCGGGCGGCGGTGACGAAGCGGGTCGCGACGGCGGCGCCGGTCGGTGAGACCGGCTATGTCACCGGTTCGCCGAATCCGTGGCTGAACTGGGACCCGTTCGAGAAGGTCCCGGACCTGCAGCCGGCCGAAGCGATCTCGGTGTTCGCCGAGATGGACAACAACGATTCCCGCGTCGCCAGCCTGTTGGAGGCGGTGAGCCTGCCGATCCTGGAGACGGGGTGGCGCATCGACCCCAACGGCGCCGACGCCGAGGTCACACAATTCGTCTCCCGGAACTTGAATCTGCCGGTGGTGGGGTTCGACACGGTGGACGACCCGGGCCGCTCCCGCGGCCGGTTCTCGTGGATGGCGCACCTGCGTCTGGTGGCCTCCCCGACACCGCAGTACGGGTGCGCGGTGTTCGAGCAGGTGTACCGCCGCGACGGGGACCGCCTGGTGCTGCGCAAGCTGGGGCCGCGGCCGCAGTGGACGATCCAGCGGTTCAACGTCGCACTCGACGGCGGCCTGGACTCCATCACCCAGCTGGCGCCCGCGTCGACGGGCAAGGTCATGTACGGGCCGGCGCCGCTGGACATCGCAGTCAACCGGCTTGTGGTGTACACGCGCAACATGCGGCCCGGCATGTGGTGGGGCCGCAGCATTCTTCGCAGTTCCTACAAGCATTGGCTGCTGAAGAACGAGTTGCTGCGCATCGAGGTCGAGGCGATCCGCCGCAACGGGATGGGCTTGCCGGTGGGTACGGCGTCGAAACCCAACGATCAGCAGGAAGTCACCGACATGCAGAAGATCGCCGCGGCGGCGCGCGGCGGCATGAACTCCGGTATCGGCCTGGCGGCCGGCCAGTCGCTGGCCCTGCTGGGCGTGCAGGGCAACCTGCCGAATATCCGGGAGGCTATCGTCTACCACGACAAGGCGATCGCCCTGTCCGGGCTGGCGCACTATCTGAACATCGACGGCGGCGGCTCCTACGCGATGGTCGCGGTGCAGGAACGGCCGTTCGTGCAGGCGGTGAACGCGGCCGCGAAGGCCTATCAGGAGATCGGGCAGCAGCACGTCATCGAGGACCTCGTCGACGTCAACTTCGGCACCGATGTGCGTTGCCCGCGTCTGGTTTTCGACCCGATCGGTTCGCAGCAGGACGCGACCGCGGCCAGCCTGAAGATGCTGGTGGAGGCCGGGCTGCTGGCGCCGGATCTGCGGATCGAACGCGCTCTGCGGCAGGCGTTGGACCTGCCGGCCAAACCGGACGAGGACGATCCCGACGCCGCGCCGCCGAAACCTCCGGCGACCCCGGCCGCGCCGGCTGAACCGGCCGACGACGACGCCGCGCGGGCGCAGGGCCGCGACCTCGTCGGCGCGGCTGCGGGCTCGGCCGGCCGGCAGGGAAGGTTGTTCTGATGCCCGACAAGCGTCCCTGGTACCGCGTGGCCGTCGCCAAGGCCGGCGGCGTGAAACGGGCCACCGTGCACATCTACGACGAGATCGACTCGTGGTTCGGGGTTTCGGCCAACGACCTGATCGCCGAGATGGAAGCCCTCGACGACGTCGACGAGCTGGACATCCGCATCAACTCGCCGGGCGGGTCGGCGTTCGACGGAATCAACATCGCCAACGCGGTCATGCGGCACCCCGCCAAGACCACCACCTATGTGGACGGTCTGGCGGCCAGCGCGGCGTCGCTGATCATGGTGGCCGGCGACGAGGTGGTGGTGAGCAAGTACGGGCAGGCAATGCTGCACAACGCGCACGCCGTCGTCGTGGGCACCGCCAAGGACATGCGTGAGGTGGCCGGCCAGCTCGACAAACTCAACGCCGCCATGGCGCAGTTGTACGCCGACCGGGCCGGCGGCGAAGCCGCCGGCTGGGTCAAGGCGATGAATGCCGAAACCTGGTACGACGCAGACGAACTGGTCGCGGCCGGTCTGGCGTCCCGCGTTGATGATTCCACGGTGCGTGAGGAAGTCGAGAAGGCGGTCGCTTCGGCGTTGGCGTGCTCGAGCACCCAGTTCAAGTTCCTCGGCCGCAAGTCGGCCCCCGCACCCACCGTGGGTGCGTCAAGCACCGGGGCGCGCGCCTCGGTGACCAACCACCCAACCAAGGAGGGCGCTGTGCCTCTGAGCGAGAAGGTCGCCGAGCGTCTCGGCCTGCCGGTCGACGCGACCGAGGACGATGTGCTGGCCAAGCTCGACGAGCTCGACGAGTCGGCCGACGACGACACCGACACCGATGCCGGTGCAGCCGATTCCGGCGGTGACCATGCGGGCGCTGCGGGTGGTGATTCGGGCAAGGTCGGCGAGCTTGCCGCCGCGGCGGCAAGCGCCGGGCTGGTCCTGATGGACCCCGAGAAGGTGGCCAAGCTGCAAAGCGACGCCGCGCTGGGAGCGCTGGCCCGCGCCGAGCAGATCGCGGCCGCCCACGCCAAGGTCGTCGACGACGCGATCGGCAAGGGCAAGATCACCCCGGTCCGCCGGGATCACTTCCTGACGCTTATGGCCGCCGACGAGCAGGGCACCACGGAGCTGCTCGCCGGGATTCCCCCGGAGACCGCCGTCCCGATGACCGAGATCGGGCATTCGCTCGATCCGCAGGCGTCGGCGGACACCAATGTCCTCGACGATCCCAAGTTCAAGAATTGGAGCATCTGATCATGCCTGGCATCACGCAGGTCACCAAGACCGGCCCGAAGACGTTCACCCCGGCCGACAACGCCACCATCGTCGGCGGCCAGCTCGTCGAAGCGGTCGCCGGCGGCCGGATCCAGAAGGCCGGCGCCGGGTCGCTCGCCGTTCTCGGTGTGGCGCTGGGCGACGCGATCGCACCCGAGGATCTGGTCACCGGCGCCACTACCGACGGCGCGGGCCGCCCGGTTGTCTCGTCGGCGGTGCTGCCGACCAACGTTGCTGTCGCCTACGGCGGTGTCGAGGTGCCCGTCACCTACGCGGCCAACGCCACGTTCGGGGCGAAGCTGATCGCCGCCGCCAACGGCACCGTCACCCCGGCCGGCGCCGCCCCAGACGCCCGGACGATCGTCGGGGTGTGCACCGAACCCGCCGGGGTGACAGTCGCCACCAACGCTGTCGGCCTGATGCGGACCGTCTGACCGGCCGCCCCAACGAGTAAAGGAGACAACAGAAATGCCTACAACTCCGGTGGTGGTCAGCAGCGACGGACCGCGTTTCACCGTGGCCGACCTGATCGGCAACCCACTGGCCATCCC